AAGCCAGTCGCTTACTACAATGAAATCGACCCGCACGCCGCTGAGTGGCTGCGCAATTTAATCAAGGCCGGCCATATCGCCCCCGGCGTAGTTGACGAGCGGAGCATCGAAGATGTCGCGCCAGCAGACCTCAAAGACTTTACCCAGTGCCATTTTTTCGCCGGCATTGGTGTCTGGTCACTCGCACTACGTCGAGCCAACTGGGCAGATGACGTTCGGGTTTGGACAGGTTCCTGTCCTTGCCAACCTTTCAGCGCGGCAGGCGCGGGAGCTGGGTTTGCTGACGAGCGGCACCTATGGCCAGCCTTCAACCACCTCATTGCCCAGTGTCGGCCTCCAGTCGTCTTTGGAGAGCAAGTTGCGAGCAAAGCTGTCGAGCCTTGGATCGACCTTGTACACGCTGACCTGGAAGCCTTGGGTTACGCCTTCGGGGGTGTGCCGTTCCCGTCTGCGGGCGTCGGTGCGCCGCATATCAGAGACCGGCTGTACTGGGTGGGTCACACCAACGGCGCGGGACTGGAAGGACACGCCGGGCATGGTGGCGCAGCGGGACGGAGTGGGCCGAGTGGATCAACTGCCGCGCCAAGCGTATCTGTGCGGCTGGCCGACGCCAACGGCCTGCGACTCGTTACGCCATCCGAGCCAGAACTTCACGACGCCGAATGTAACGCTGAATCACGTGGCAGTTTTGTCGGGCTGGCCAACTCCGAACACGCTGGACACGGTAGACCGCAAAGCAATTCGGCCAAGCCGCGTAGCGACGAATCGAGCCTCGGGCTACTTGACGGAGGACATTTTGCACCTGAAGAACAATCCGCAGCCGGCCCGGTTAACGGCTTCTGGCGAGCTACTGACTGGCTTTACTGCCGGGATGGAAAGTGGCGGGCAGTTGAACCCGGCACATTCCCGCTGGTTGATGGGGCTGCCTCCAGAGTGGTGCGACTACGCGCCTATGGTAACGCGATCAACGCGAAAGCCGCGCAAGTGTTCATAGAGTCGTTCATGGCGGCTTAAATCTAGCAATTAGTGCTGTAAAACTGTCAAAACAAGCAACGGGGAAAGCAACCATGACCGACAACCAGACAAGCCAGACAAACCAGGCAATCACCAGCGATTCACTGGCCATCGCAATGGCCGCCTTTGAGGCGCTAAACGGGCCAGTCGAAACAACGCCAATCTTAGCTGGCGCATGGGCCAAGCATAATTTCATGCTGGCCAACCCTGAGAAGCCAAAGATCCCGGCAACCCCGAAGCCACGAAAGAAGCCTGCCGCATACAGTCGGCCAAGCATGGTCGCTCAACTTGCAATGGTGGAAGAATTGCGAGCCATGGCAGCAACCAAGACCACAAAGGAAATGGCCGCCCATGCTGGCTGGAGCGTAGTACATACGCAAAAGGTGCTGGCCAAGCACAGGGTTAGAACGTCAGTGATCAGCCGCTACAACACCGAGCGCGACCGCTTGCTGCCGATAGTCCGCAAGATGGCAGCGACCGGCGCAACCATTCAGCAAATGGCCGACCGCGTAAAGAAGAACCGCAAAACGATTATCATTTGGATTGCCGAGAACAAAATCGAGCGCGGCCCGAAGATGGTGCTTAAATGATCCCCTTCAGCCTGAAGCAAATTGCTCTGGTGGCCAGCGCCGTCGCGTTATTCGGAGCCGGCTGGTACGTTCGTGGCCTTGTGGCCTTTGCTGAAATGGCCGAGTACAAGACCGGGCTTGCTGATGCCGCCGAAGACCAGCGCGAACTAAAGGCCAAGGTCGAAGCTGCGCAAACCATTACCACAGACCAATCAAGCGACCGCCTCGACAAGCAGGCCGAGCAGGTACAAACAGAGGTGCAGTATGTCGACCGCGAAGTTATTAAGTTCCGTGACCGCTGGCGCGATAGTGCTTGCCGCCTGCCTGATGAGTGGCTGCAGCTCTACAACACCAGTATCGGTAATGAAAATGCAGTGCCCGGCACCACCGAAGCCAGACCGCCGGCTGATTGAACCTCCTTGCGTGTTTATGCGCATCGATCACGATCAGGCCGACCCGCTGGCAATCGTCCTAATTACCAAGAATAACCAGTGCGCACGGCAAATCCGGGCGCATTACATCGAACTGCAACGCTACACCAAGGAGCAATTGAACAATGCGACTAACACCAAATGAGGCAATAACCAGCGCCTTCAACATTCTGCCGGTGAAGATGGCCGGCAAAGAGGCGCGGCTTGTGATGCTGGCCATCCAGTTGCAAGAAGATCCTGAATTGTTAAGAGTCCAAAAAGGCTGCGGAGCAGCAAGGGGAATATTCCAATTTGAAAAGGGCGGCGGCGTAAAGGGAGTGCTTAACCACCCGACCACAAAGCGTGATGCTGATCGAGTGTGCGAGCTGCGCCAAGTCTTCGCGCACCAGTCTGACGTTTGGAACACGCTGGAACATGACGATGTTTTAGCTGCAGCGTTCGCCCGCATGCTGCTATGGACTGACCCGGCCAAGCTGCCAGCCATCGGCGAAGTGCGAAACGCTTTCGACTTGTATATCCGAACATGGCGCCCCGGCGCTTACGCTCGCGGCAACGACTTGAAGAAAGCTGCGCTTTATACAAAATGGCAGCTTAACTATGCCAAGGCGATGGATCAGATAGGTGCCTGATTTACGCACGGCCTGGTATGTAATAGTGCCAGGCTGCAAACTAATCACAATGGCCGGCGAACGCTGTACGCGCACGGACGCACTGCGCGATGCTCGCGTAATCTGGCCAGACGCGGAGATTCAAGATGACCCTAAGATGCCTGATATTTGACTGCAAGTGGCAAACAACACTGCGCCTTCTAAACCTGAATGAACACCTAATAACCAAACAGTGCGCCCGCTGCGGAACAACAAGGACAACGACAGAATGAGTAACAAGCAAAAGCTGCAAGAACTGAAAGAGCACATTGGTGGCCTTCCGCCAGAGGATCAACTTGCAATCAATATGTGGTGCAGCGAGTTCCGCGACATGCTCGAAGAAGGCGGCCAGTGCGCGTTTACCGCCTTCGCGCTGATCAGCAGCGAACTGACGGCCGCTGCCCAGGAGGTAGACGGTGGAGAAGGTTAAGGCTGCAGCATTCAACTGTGCACTGTTGGCGCTGATGGTTGTGTCGCTTTTCGGTGTGCGGTTTTGAGCGGCGCCATCACGTTCACAGTGCTAGGAGAGCCGCAGGGAAAAGGCCGGGCACGCATCGGAAAGGCCGGTAAACATGCGCGCATGTTTACCCCGGCAAAGACCGTGGCCTATGAGTCGCTGATTGCGCTGGCAGCTCAGCAGGCCATGGCAGGCGCCCCGTTAATCACAGGCCCGGTATCGCTGACGGTTCAGATGTTCCACCCGATCCGTGCAAGCTGGAGCAAAAAGAAACAGGCCGATGCCTTGGCCAACATAGTGCGGCCAACCATCAAATGCGATGCTGACAACTGCATGAAGGCCGTATGCGACGCACTCAATGGCGTATCCTGGAAGGATGACGTGCAAGTCGTAGACGCGACAATTTCAAAGCGGTTCAGCGCCACGCCATGCGTCATTGTCTCGATCATCCCGCAGGATGCTGCAGGCATTTGACACCCCATATAGCGCTCGCTATAGTTCTCGCACCTAGGCCCGTTCCCCCGTTTCGGAATCAGGTACAACAAGGCCCGGCTATGCTGGGCCTTGTCGTATCTACGGACCTTAAACAAACAAGGAGAAGAACCGATGGCCGACCCCAATACCGCCGGCATATATGCCTTGTTTGCCATGCTCGGCGCGCTAGGCGCTGGACTGGAACAGGGGCCAGCAATGGGCGCCGTGTTCGGATCATTCTTTTTCTTGGCCACCCCAAGCCCTAAACACACATCACCACAGAAGTTTTTTCTACTGATGTTCAGTGTCGGCTTGGGTTATTCAGTCGGTTACGGAATCAAGCGGCTCGGTGGTTTCGAGGCTTTTGCGATGTTTTGCGCACTGGTCGCGGCAGCCCTTGGCTCTGGCATGTTTTCTAGCTGGCACAATTACCAGAATGGCGGCCCGGTGCCGGCTTGGCTGATGCTAATACTCGACCGCCTCCCTTTCCTCAAGAAGCGGGACAATGATAATGGCTGACCAATTCACGGTTTTCACCCTGCTTGCACAAGTATTGATGCACATAGTCATTTCAATACGAATCGCAACGTGGGGCGGCGAGGATTACAGGTTTCGCCCGTGGGTATCACGCATCGCGTTCTTGATGGCTGGCAGTTCGGCAGCTTCGGCGGTTTACATTTTGACCGTGATCCCAGCGCTAACAATCGAACGCATCAATCCGTGGAATGCCATTTTTATCTTTGTCGTGATGATTGGGGTAATCAAGTGCCGGGGAAACCTCGGCCACTTTCTCCGAAGGTGACGCAATTGGAAACATCCAGAACGCAATTTTTTGCACATGCGCTACAGGGCATAACATGGACCGTAGATCACGAATGGGAAATGGACGACACAGCGCCAATGTATTTTGGTTTTGTCTGCCCGGCCTCGGATGTTGTAGCGCTTACCCGCGAATACTTATCTGATGGCAATAACATGGTTGTCGACTTATATCAGGCGACATTTACAGGCGGAACTATTCTCGCACAAACAAACCGCAACCTAAGAAAGCGACTAGACACGCCGCCAGTTGCATTTCGGCACAGCGTAACGCCTGGAGCGCTGACGGACAGGATCACAGGTTTCAGCATTACGACAGGCGGGTCTGTATCCGTAGGAAAGCAAGGGGATATATCCCCGTTTGTGCATGTCGCGCTTACGTCATACGTTCTTAAAATAGGCACCGTGCAGAACACCAGCAAGAGCTATAAATTCACGCTTGACTACCGGCTAATTCAGCCAGATGAAGACAAATGACAAAGGCAAACGGGGCCGCTATGACAGCAGAAAAGGCTAAAAAACCAAGAGCGGCGCGAGAAACCAAGACGGTAAATGAGGCCGGCGAACCGCTCGGGAAGCGCCGTCTTTTCTGCGAGTTTTACATCACCGACTGCAACATGAATGCCTCCAAGGCAATCATCAAGGCCGGCTATTCTGCGAACGTTGCAGCCAAACACGCATCCGAATTTATGGCCGATCCAGTGTGTAAGGCGTACATCGCCAAGCTGATGGCTGCACGCTCTGAGCGCATCCAGATCGATGCCGACTATGTGCTGCGCGAACTGGCTGCAATTCAGCAGCTCGATCTAATCGACATCTTCAACGACGACATGAGCCTTAAGCCGCTAAATAAGTGGCCACCGACGTGGCGCAAGTGCCTGTCTGGCCTTGAGGTGGTCGACCTATTTGAAGGCTCTGGCGACACCAAGGCCGTGATGGGTTCGCTGAAGAAGATCAAGTGGCCCGACAAGCTCAAGACCCTTGAGCTGATGGGGCGTCATGTTGGTGTTGGCGCATTCCGTGATCAGATTGTTATCGAAGACGCGAGCAGCTTGGCCGAGAAGTTGGCAGCGGCCCGCAAGCGCGTAACCAAAAGCAAAGAATGAAAGTCCATACCGTCACCCTTGCCGATCTTGAGCTTGCCATAGTCGAGGATATGGCCGGGTTTACGCACGACCCCGAAGGCTTTGCCGACTACTCCTACCCATGGGGCGAGCCAGGCACCGAACTGGCCGACGTTACCGGCCCGCGGACCTGGCAGCGCGAAACATTCCAGGCCATTGGCAAGCACCTGCAAAACCCGACGACCAGGCACCAGCCCCTACGCATTGCCGTTGCATCAGGCCACGGCATCGGAAAATCGGCCTGCATCAGCATGATCATCGACTGGGCCATGAGCACCTGCGAGGACTGCAAAGTCGTCGTGACGGCCACCACTGACACCCAGCTACGCACGAAGACATGGCCAGAAGTAGGCAAGTGGCGGCGCATGTCGATGACAAAAGACTGGTTTGCAACAACAGCCACGGCCGTGGCCAGCAACGACCCGGATCACAGCCGCGACTGGCGGGCCAACGCCGTACCATGGAGCGAGCACAACACCGAAGCATTTGCCGGCCTGCACAACAAAGGCAAACGCATCGTGCTGATCTTTGACGAGGCAAGTGGTATTGCCTCGAAAGTGTGGGAGGTTGCCGAGGGAGCGTTAACCGACGAAGGCACGGAAATTATCTGGATCGCATTCGGCAACCCGACACTAAACACCGGGCGCTTTGCCGAGTGCTTCACCCGCTTTAGGCATCGCTGGATCACCAAGCAGATCGACGCCCGTACTGTCGAAGGCACAAACCGCCAGGAACAGGAGAAGTGGGCAGAAGACTGGGGCGAAGACAGCGACTTCTTCCGCGTCCGCGTTCGCGGCGAGTTCCCGAGGGCATCCGACTTGCAGCTCATACCATCCGACTGGGTTCACGCGGCACGCAACCGCGCGCCATTCAGCACCATGCACGATGGTCTAGTTATGTCGATTGACGTTGCGCGAGGCGGCGCAGACAACAACGTTATTCGATTCAGGCGCGGCATGGACGCTAGAAGCATTCCAAAAATGCGCATACCTGGCAGCGAGACACGCGACACAACCAAGTTTGTCACGAAGGTTTGTACGTTGATTGACCAGCACAGCCCCGACGCAGTGTTTGTAGACAGTACCGGGCTTGGCGGCCCGCTTACTGACCATCTGCGCCGACTGCGCCCAGGCGTGATGATTCTCGACGTTAATTTTGGCAGCGCCAGCCCAGACCCTAAATTCGTAAACATGCGCACCTATATCTGGTGGCAGATGCGCGAGGCGTTGCGCGAAGGGTTAGCCGTTGAAGATTGCCCTGACCTGGCTCGCGAGCTTTGCGCGCCAGAGTACACCACCAACGCCAAGGAACAAGTCGCGCTTGAGAAGAAAGACGATATTAAGAAGCGTTTAGGCTTTTCGCCGGATGACGCCGACGCACTGGCTATCAGCTTTATGATGCCGATCATGCGCCGACCGCGTGAGAAGGGCGAAAACAAGCAGGGGGTGGTGACTGAATGGGACCCATACGCATGATTGAAGCCAGGCACTACCGCAAAGGCGAGGCCGCACTTATACCCGTGACCGAGGAAGACCCCTTCGCAGGCTGGTCGGATCACGTCGAGCGCAGCGCCAAGCGCCTGATCAGCGTCGACCGCGACGGCAGTCTAGTGGCCGTCATGGGATACATCGAAGTTTGGGATGGAGTTGCCGACGCCTTCGCGCTGATCGACCGCGAGAAGGCAGCAGGCGCAGGCAAAGAGCTTGCCGCCGAGGTTAAGCGCTGCATTATGGCGCTTATGCGTATCGACAACCTGCACCGCGTACAGGCAACAAGCGAGCCGCAGGATGCCAAAAGTCGGGTATTCTTGCGAGCAACAGGCTATAAATTTGAATCAGTGATGCAGCGCGCCGCACCGGACGGCTCCGATCTGGCCATGTACACCATCATTAGGAGCGCATAAAGATGAGCAAAAAGATTAAAAAAACAGTAGCCAAATTCGACCTTGGGCACCAGTTTGCAAAAAAGCTAGGTCTACCCGATCCGGCCGGCGACTTGATTTATGGCGACGAGCGCGCACTATCACCGGAAGAAAAAGCCGCCAAGGCCGCTGAAAATGTTGGCAGTGTTGCCGCTCCAGACGCAGCCCCTACCGCGCAAGACCCGCAGTCAGTTGCGGCCCGAGAAGATCAGAAGCGCAAGCAAGCCGCTTATGCAGGCCTGTCATCCAACGTAATGACCAAGCCCGGCGGCCTGTCTGGCGGCGCAAATACGCAGCTTAAAAGCCTGCTAGGGAGCTGATAATGGAACAGTTCACCGAACGCGAGCGCCTACAGAAAAAGGCGCAACAGATGATTCAAGAGCGCGATAAATCCTGGCTGCCAAAGTACAAGGATATTCGGGACAACATTAGCCCGAACGATGGCCAGTTTGAAGGCGATATGAAGAATGACGGCCAGCGCCGCGACTATCGCATAAACAACCCCAAGCCAATCATATCGTCTGGCCGGCTGGCTGCCGGAATGTCGAGCGGACTGACCAGCAAGTCACGGCCTTGGTTTGAGCTGCAAGCACCGGATGGCGTACCGAATAACTCCAATGTTTCGCGCTGGCTGTACTCGGTTCAAGAGTCAATACGCGGAACGCTCGGGAAGTCAAACCTCTACAACGTGCTGCCACAGGTTTACCACTCGCAAGGCGTTTACGGCACCGCTGCAATGTCGGCGCTCCCAGACGAGCAGGACGTTGTGCGCTTCACTCACTACCCGTGCGGCACCTATGCGCTGGCCACAAACGACAAAGGCCAAGTCGATACATTTCTGCGTCAATACTCGATGACCCCGCGCCAAATGGCCCAGCGCTTCGGCATTGAAAACCTTTGTCCTGAAACAAAGTCTGCAGCAGAGCGCGGCGATAACCAGTGGGTATGCATCAATCACCTAATCGAGCCAAACGCGGACGCCGACATAAGCAAATCCGATAATCTATCAATGCCATACCGGTCAACCTACTGGGAATCCGGCAAGAACGATGCTCGTTCAGTGCTGCGCCGCGGCGGATTTAAGACTTTCCCAATTATGGCCCCGCGCTGGCTGGTCAATGGTGACAACATTTACGGCACCGGCCCCGGCGACATTGCGCTAGGCAAATGCCGCGAGCTGCAACTACTTGAGCGCGACAAGATGCGCCTCGTGCAGCACCTCAGCAACCCAAACCGCACTGCACCTATCAGCCTGAAAGGCATGGGCGCAGCCAGCGTAGTGCCTGGCGGTATCACGTGGGTGCCTGATAACCTTACCGGCGTTTCGATGCAGCCAACATACACCCCGCCACCGGCAGCAATCACGAACGTGCGCCAAGAGATACTTGAGTGCGAGCAGGACATAGGAGAAATCTTCTTTGAAGATCTCTTTATGATGCTTACCCAGTCAACCGGCCAGATGACGGCCTACGAAGTAGCGCGCCGCCAAGAAGAAAAAATGGCCATGCTTGGCCCGGTAGTCGAGCGCAACGATGACGAGCTGCTAGACCCGCTAATCGACCAAGTATTTTCGATTATGTATGAACAGTCATT